TTGACAGAAGCGGCCTCGTCTTGGGATAGTCCACCCAAGGTGCAAACGAGTGGTTTAACAATCGATTTCTCATTTAATTTCCCAACCCGATATGGTAGTTCGGGTAATTGGGATGAGGTGCGCTGGAGAAACACCAACTTTTTCAAATCCATAAATCTTGAACCCTTGGCACTCTTATCACCAGGAGTGATTTGAATGCCATAATCTCCAAGATATTTCTGCATACTGTGAAAGTTGAAACTGGATCTCCAGAATGAAACAGAATTGATCAAGTCATCACCAAAATTGACGTGCGATACATATTTCCGAAATTCACCGACAGGAGCTCGGGGAAACAGAGATTTATACGCACAGCGATTCATCAAGCTATTATCTAAGCTATTGATGATGACTGTCACGGGTATTCCGGAAGGAGTGGAACCATCGAGAAGGTATATCCCTCCAGCATAATTGACTAGAGGGAGCAGCATCTCGGTGGACATCATCTGCATGATGAACAGGTCCTCTCCTTTGTAATCACCCATGGCGGCAAGTTCGATCATAATCTTGTACGAAGCAGTGGAAATCTGCGACGCCTTGGATAAATCGAATTTCTTGTGATCCGCATCAAAAGCAAGTTTGAATCGCTCCAGATGTTGTACCATCTCTTCCCAATCGGGGGAAGCTGCATTAATGCCAACTGCGCATTCGCTGATAGCGGTGCAGAGTTGTAACAGGGAGCAAATGGGAGTATAATATTTGCGCACGAGCAACGTGCACATAATTTGTCCAACCATAAAAATTCTTACTTTCTCTTTGGTGACATGAGTGGGCTCATCCTTGGGAACACCTCGAAAAAGCCAACCAGGCCTCTCGCCGGCCTTCAACCTTTCAATAGATTTATGAACTTCATCCCAAACTTTATTGTCGAAAACCCGTTTCTGGGTCTTAGACAAAGAGTCGAGATACACAGTAGTCCAATGGTCCTTGGTTCCAGTGAAACCAGAGCCCATTGAAGTGCTAAAGTTCAAACATCCAATGAATTTAGATCCATCAATACCATTGAGAGTTTCTTCCCATGTGAGTGGGCGTACATTCTCAGAAAGGATTTTGGGCAGGCTTTTGAAACCATCAAGGTAATCGCAAGCAGCCCATTCCAAATGGTCTGGTGGCAATCCGGGAGTTGAATTCATGGCATAGACTGCAGATTTTGGCCACATGCTGCGTCCAAATTTTGGACCAGCGTAGTCGGCGTCAGGATACCGTTCCTTGACATCATCTGCAATAATGGTTGGCCTCGCCTTAGTCTTAAAGAAGGCGGCACTGTTGCTGCTTCCCACCGGAATAGAAGCTTGTAGCTCCTCTTCCTTCTCCTCAGAGGGGGATTCCTCAACAGTTTCGGCTTCTGGGACTGGCAACACGGGGAGCTTATCCTCAGCGCGAATTGTGGAAGGAGGGATATAATCCGGAACCTTAACCGGATCACATTCAACCGTCACAGCAAGTGCATCCTTCAAATCTTGTCCAATCTCGGTATTGTTCAAAATCCATTCGGACTGAACACCGACACCTTCTTCAAGTTTTGAAGTATCACCCACTTTCACGAGTTTTGTTCCCTGCACGACGATTTCTAACTCCTCTGGAGGAGCAGCCATCAACATGCAACTAGCAGAATTGTGAATTCGCGTCATGAAAGCTCTAAGTTCGTGCTCCCGAAACATGCAGGCCCGGTGGATTGTGGCGTCTTCCGTCAGAGCAGCGTAGTGAAAACCTACAATGCTCGGATTTGGTGCTTTAGTCACATATGCACCACCACAATGTCCCACCCGGGACTCAACATTTCCCTTCCATTCCGTTACGCTCTGCCTGGCAGAGTTTACTACCATACTTCCGGTGACATCGAAAATAGATAGGCTCTTTGATTCAGGATCTCGGCATATACGGTGTCCTACAAGCTGACCAGGGGAGAAGTCGAGATACTTCAATAGGTTAGCTTTCTCAACACCAGAAACATATCCAATGGAAATGTCTCCGTATTGAGAAGGATAGAACGAACTAGGGGAAACGCGTCGCTTGCGTATTGATGATGGACAATTCTTATCATAAATACGCCAAGTCACTTGTTCGGTGACTTTATCAGCGAAATGTTTGGGAACGACGAAAAGATTGGAACAGAGCCAAGTCATGGTGCAACCATTCTTCCATTCGCCTTGAGAAGAATATTCGAAGAACGAAGTATTCTTTTCTAGCAAATTGAGCAGTTGAGCCGTGGTCTGATTCGGGTTTTTAATTCCGAAGGCAGCACGCTGAACGCATTGATCCCATACGTTGCGTTCCTTGCTCTTATTCCTAATAGCCTCGTCTGATAAGCCCATGAAACCCTGCACAACCTCACCACTCTCGAAAGTAACGGGAGTCGGCGGGATTTCTGCAGGAGGTGGCTGCTCGGGCTCTGGAGCAGTAGCATCTAACTCTTTCTTGAAGAATTGCGGCAATTGTCCACCGCTAAGATACACTGCTCCCCCTACTAATAAACTACCCATGAACAAAAGCGAGGGGAGTGACATGAGAACTTCTCGTGTCGCTGCAACCCAAGGTTTTGATTTATCATAGGCAGCTTGCCTGTACTCATCACCAAGCTCAGCGAGCGCATCTCTGCGCTTGGTGAGTTGTTCATAAGCAGCTTCCTTTATTGCCGCAACAAGGCACGCGTTAACGTAACCCCTGTAGCAACAAAGAATGGCGAGTAGGAATAGAGGTAGGCCCCAATAGCCAGTACACTGAAACATGCCCACCGCAATCAGGGTGGGAGCCATAATGGTATACCAGAAAACGGCTGTAGAACACGCCCGTTTTTCGGCATTAAGTTTCGCGTCAAGCAGATTGGGGGTGAGAGCCTTGATGAATGATGTGTTCCACATCCATCTCGGTACCCAAAACCACCATTGGTATTTGTCCTCTCTCATGGCAGCACGGATGGATTTCGAAACTTCCGAGCCAAAGTCGGTATCTATCCCAGTTACAAGCTGGGCGATGCCGGCGGCTGAAGGTATGAATCCAAACTGCATGTGCCAAAAAGAATTCCGAACGCTAGCCAGATCCTCACAAGTCTGAGGGGCATAAGCGTTAAACAACGAATAGGCACCGCCAA